TGGCTGATACGTATGCCCACGATGCTAAGAAGCCTAAGAAGAGGTTCACGCTTCCGTCAACCTCTATCCTAGTTCGCACACTACGAGGGATAAGGAAATAGATGCAATGTCACAGTTGTAGCTATCCCGATTCTCGCGTGGTGGAAACGAAACGGGATGACAGGCTAAATAAAATCGTTAGACGCCGAGAGTGTATTAAATGCGGTGTCCGATTCACCACGCAGGAAAACATTAGAGAGAATCCAAACTATCAGACTCCGGCACCGAGAAGGATATTAGAGAAATGATTCGATCTGCTGCTGAACTACTAAAAACATTCAACGAATATGAGGCCGGGATTAATAAAGGCACTCAAAAACAATTAACGATTCTACCCGACAGGATGATTATTCATGCGCATGAACAGGATAAGGTATATGTTCCAACTCCCACAGGTTCTATTTTTCATGACAACGATCAATTTGTGCGTGTCATTATGGGGCCTTATGGAAGTGGCAAATCAACACTCTCAATTGCAGAAATCGTTAAACGCGCTTGTGAAGTGCCAGTATGGAATAACGGTAGACGTAGAAGTCGATGGGGAATTGTGCGAAACACTTCTGGCGAGCTTGCCACAACAACCTTAGCCACATGGTTAAGCTGGTTTGATGAGCTGGGCGATGTTCGTAAACGTCAAAAGCCCATGCTCACATACGAGCATACATTCAATGACGGCAAGGGAATTGTAGAACTTGAGCTACTATTTATCGCATTAGACAGACCCGAAGACGTAAGAAAGATTAAATCGCTAGAGCTAACAGGTTGCTACATTAACGAGTTATCGGAAGTGCCAAAAGCAGCACTTGCCCACATGAAAGGCCGGGTGAATCGTTACCCATCAAAGGCATTCTGCAAAGAACCGTATTGGTCTGGCATCATAGCCGATACCAACCCACCCGAAGATGACCATTGGATATTCAAAGACTTTGAAGAGAACTGCGCAGACAATCACGTGCTATTTAAGCAACCGCCCGGACTGATAAAGAACAAGGATAATGAGTGGCGCAGAAACCCAGATGCAGATAATGCCGGGCATTTACCCCATCATTACTACGAGAATTTAGCCAGTGGGCAATCAGAAGAGTTCATCAAAGTATTCTGTTTAGGCGAATATGGGGCTGTAGGCTTCGATAAGCGCGTTTATCCTGAGTTCAACCCAGATTTCCATGCGGTCGATAAATTGGAGGCAATACAGGGGCTAGGATTGCGTTTATGCTGGGATTTTGGCTTAACTCCGGCTTGTGTTGTCAAACAATTGTCTGCTCGGGGTCAATTACTGATACTCAAAGAGTACGTAAGCGAGAATATGGGAATTAGAACGTTTGCCGAGTCCGTAGTGATTCCCGGACTGCAAAAAGATTTCCCTTATTGCAAGGTAGAAAGCTCAGTAGGTGACCCGGCAGGAAATGCGCGTGATCAGATTCACGAAGAGATGTCATGTATTGGTGAGCTTAATTCCCTAGGCATTGAAACGATTGCTGCACGTACAAATGATTTAGAACCACGGTTAGGGGCTGTTCGATTCTTCCTTAATCGCATGGTTGATGGAAAACCAGCATTGCTATTGGACAAGAAGAATTGCCCAACATTATTCAAGGGATTTGTTAAGAAGTATGTTTATGCTCGTGTGGCTGTAGCAGGTGAAGAGCGTTACAAAGACAAGCCTACGAAAAATATGGCTTCCCATCCAATGGACGCGCTAGGTTATGGGTGTTTAGAGATTGCGAGCGACCAAGTAACACAAGATAAGTTCGGAACAAATAAGCACGAAAATATGTTTAATCCTGTAATGAGGATATTTTAAATGATGGTTTCAATTACCCTTTATGATGAAAATGATAACCCTGTGATGATAGTTGATAGCACTGATAGTCCAAGTTTAATACGGGTTCATATCACCGATGTAGACAATGGCGTTAATGTGGATATTGACGAGTTAAAAGCAGCATTGCGCAAGCTTTCAGCTAAATAAGGAGTGATGAAATTAGCGCACATCACGAGTACTTGTTTGATTACAGGTACAAAGATTTAGAAACAGGGAAGTTGAACATTGATAAGCTTACAACTATCAATAGCTGTCACTCATACTCACAGTTGGTAAGTAGTGGCACAGAATGTTCCGCTGAATATTACGAGCAACGCCAAAATGCTTATGAGCAACGCATTATTCGCCAGCAAGAGCGAGAAAAGTATGCGCTTGAACAAGAGTTACGGCAAAAAGAATATGAAATTAGGCGTGAAAAAGAACGAAAAGAACAAGAAGAACGCGACTCNACACTAAGGGAACTCAGGGAATACAGGGAACGATTAGAGGCCAGAGAAGCAGAATTGGCACGAAATAGACGCTTACGAGAAGAAGAAACGCGACAAATTTATTTGGGCGGTTCCAATCATGGGCAATACATCATAACAAATAGCGGTAAAGTACGACAAGGCTAATACATGTGTACAAGATGTCTATATTGTGGGAAGTACAACAAGAAGATGTTGGCGAATAAATGTTTGGAGTGTTTGAAGGAGTTACGAGATATAACGGACATGCTAAATAATAAGCCTAAGAAAGAAATAAGATACGAAAACAATGTGNTACATTTAAGGACTGTAAGTAAATGATTAAATGCNCAGGNTGTGGTAGGTTCTATAACCAACAAAAAGATGAGAAAATGTGTAAGGAATGTAAGCGTCATTACGAGATTGCGTTTCACAAGGTAGTAAACAACAAGGCATTACATGGAGTAATGCAACGCCTAGCTGATCGATAAGGAGATTATAAAATGGCTGCTCAATCACAAACTACGTTACTGTTAAACTTTGCAGGTGAAGCAAATGCGGTTGTTCCGCGCATTGGACGCCTCTATTGCCCTAACAACACTTTATCACAAATCAGTGCTGCTGGGTTCCTAGACAATTATTTAAAAACTCAAACAATCAGCTTGCTACCTACTGACTTTATTGCTGCTGTTGGCTCGGATGGCCACCAATGGTACAAGCCAGTGTTTACAAACGGGTCTTGCCAGTTAACGGTTAACCCATAATTTTAAAACCACAAGGAGAAATAAGGATGTTATTTTTAGAAGCTTTAGCGCAACTGAAAGCAGGTGATGCCATGAGACGTACTGCATGGGCTGATAGTGAAGGATATTTAAAAGTCCTTCCTGATATGGATTATGTATGGAAGATTGTTACCCGTCCAAATCCTAATGCTGGCAATTTCATATTCTCAATCGCAGATTTTGAGGGTGATGATTGGGTTAAGTATGAAGAACCCGTTGCGCCAGTTGAAGCAGTAGAAGAGCAGCAAGAAGCCGCTTAAGTTACAAAGTCGGTTCAGGACGAAGCGACTATAAGAGTTTAAACCGTGACTTTGACATAGATTTGTTGAAGTCGCGATTTAATTGTTTAACCCAACGGACGGGGTAAAGCATGGAAATCATTGCTGATCAACTTGAAGTCGATGAAATTGACTTTATGAACGAAGAACTGCAAGCTTCCCTTGAAGATGCAGGGATAGACGAGGCAGAAGTATTAACCAAAGCACGTGAAGACATGGTGCAATGGGATGGGTACTTTGGTGAAAACCAAGTGCGCGGAAAAGATGATATGAACTTTGTATTGCGCGATCAATGGTCGGCAGTAGAACGTTCTGAATTCTCACGTTTGTTTAAGCCTCCGATGGTATTTAACAAACTGTATGATCCAATCAAAAAGATTTTAGGCGAACAGCGCAAGAATAAACCTGATTTAATGGTTCGTTCAATTACTGGGAATGCCTCACAAGACCAAATTAATCTACGCGCGGATTTAGTGCGCACAATCTCTTATCAATCACAAAATGACTTGGTNTATCAGACNGCNTTTAAGCAAGCCTTAATGATGGGTCATGGTGCNTTTGAAATATTGCTTGAATATGAAAGCCCACGTTCATTTAATCAGGTTATTCGCTATGACATTATCCCCGATGTAACACGAACCGCGTTTGACCCTACCGCATTAAAGCCACATAAAGGCGATGGTAACTTTTGTTCTAGGCAATTCGTTTACAAGAAGGAAGAATTTTATGCGACTTATCCGAACATTCTTAACCCTATTAGTTATTCAGATCCGCGCTCACTGCTCGATTTCCAATGGGAAACGCGNGACTCAATCGTGGTATGTAAGTACTCACGTAAAGAATGGTTCCCAATAAAAGTATTACTCCTNACCGATGGAACNACGGTTACANCCGAAGAATGGGAAGACATGCAAAAAGAGTTAGAGTTTAAACGCGCTCTAGCTGATAGCTCACAAATTGTAGGCGACATGATACGCAAAAGCATTCCAGAAGTTCATGCAGAGCGTATGAGTAAAGACTTTAAGATTCGCCAATACATGCTTACTCAAAACCAAATTATTAAGTTCAACGACTGGCCATCTAAGTATTTGCCTCTAATTTTTGTTGATGGAGATTCAAACTTCATTGACGGCCAACAATACACTCGGTCATTCATCCATGAAGCCAAAGACGCGCAGAAGTTCGTAAA